CGATTTACAAAGGATAACATTCACAAAGGCACACGGTATGCAGATTGGACGACCTGGAACATTACCAATAACGGTGAATCAAATGCACTTAAATCATTTCAAGCAGCGGTTGCTAAAAGCATTGATGAGATTGCCATTGTTCCAGGTCTGGGCGACAAGCCTTTGCTATTAAATCAAAAAGGATTTTACGGCAACATGTCAAAGCTGATGTTTCAATTCAAATCATTCATGTTTGCAGCGACCAACAGACTTTTATATTCAGGGCTTCAAAACCTCAACGACATTAATTTATATATGGGTGTTGCTTCAATGACGGGGCTTGGTATGCTGGGTTATATATCATCCGGTGAACTTAGAGGTAATACAGAAGTTGACCTATCAGTTGGCAATCTTTTACGTGAGGGTGTTGACCGAAGTGGAGTGCTTGGAATTGTTGGCGAAGGAATTAACATCGCACAAAAGCTTTTCCAATTAGGTGGCGTATCAAGGTACAAATCACGCGATGCCTTTGGCTCTGTACTTGGCCCAACTGGTGGAAGTGCCTCACAGCTTGTACAGTTGTTCAATAAATTAAATCCCTTGTCCTCAGCAAAAGGCGAGTGGACAACAAAAGATGCTGATGCCGTAATGCGGTTAATGCCCTTGCAAAATTTGTTTTACCTTAACAAAATATCAAGATCTATATCACACAATATTGCAGAAGGACTTGGGGCGACGCCCGTTAATGACTAGAGGGTAACTAAATGTCTAACATCAAAATCAATGACGTTTTTCAGCGCGTCCAGTACACAGCAACAGCGGCACAAACTGAGTTTGCGATCCCATTCCCGTTTTTTGATAACGTTTATGTTTACGTCTGGCAAAACGGGTTAATCATAAACCAAGGCGCTGGCGCTGGTGAGTATGGAATCACAGGGGCTGGAACTTCAACGGGCGGTACAATTACGCTTGTGACGGCTGCTACGCTTGACGATATTATTACAATCGAGGGCATTATGCCCATCGATAGAACGTCCATTTATTCTGCGACAATCTCGAACCTGACTGGCTCAGACCTCAACGGAGATTTTAATCGCGAAGTCGTTATGATGAAGCAAATCGAGACGACTCAAGCGCTATTACAGTTGTACTATCGACCGTGGGCTTTAGTATCTCAAGACGAAACTGTGACTGTTGATCGATATATTCCGGTTCTTGAGGCAAATCAAATATGGGCTAAGAATGACAGCAACACTGAAATCATTCCTTATGATGTTCCGGCGGGTGGTGGTTTAGCACCTGCTGATGCGACCTATATTCTGCAAGTTCCAAATGTTTATTTAGCTAATGCTCAGGCCATGAGTGACTTAGCTTCGGGTGTTGTCGTTAATACAACCACATCCGGCGTGCAACTTACTAGAACATTGACTGGAACAATTAGCCAAATAACGGTTGTCAATGGCAATGGTATATCTGGGAATCCGACATTTTTAATTGCTGACAATCCGATTTTGCCAGGCATCGAGGCATTTATCCCTCCCAGCGGAACAACGGGGCAGCGTCCAGGTGTGCCTCTTGACGGCATGGTTCGATACAACACGACTTTAAGCAGCCTTGAGGTTTACGAGTTTAACGCTTGGGATCCACTTTCCGGAGGAATTGTTGATAGTGTTGTTGGTACTACAAACGAAATTGATGTTGATGCGACTGACCCCGCAAATCCAATTTTGTCTTTATCTGAATCGCTCGATGTACCTGTAACATTTACAATTCAAAGTACAATCGCGATCGATTCTATCATTGACGATGATTCGATGGTTACTGCTTCAGATTCTAATATCTCTACCAGCGAAGCCATAAAAGCTTATGTTGACAATCGAACAGACCTTGCGTTTTTGACCCCCGTTACGGCTGCAAGCACGTCAAATTTGACCGGAGCTTATGATAATGGCACGCTAGGTGTCGGGGCAACAATCACAGCAACAGCGGTTGGTGCGTTTTCACTAGACGGTCAAGCAGGGGTTTTAAATGCTCGCTATTTGATGAAAGACCAGACTAGCACTTTAGAAAACGGCATTTACACTTTAACAGTGGTCGGTGACGGTGCGACTCAAGCTATTTTGACACGCGCAACAGACTTTGACGAAGCAGCCGAGATTGATGTTGGAGATATTGTTCCAGTCATTAACGGCACAGTTAACTCACAAACAATGTGGGTGCAAACAGCGGTTGTTAACGCGGTTGGGACTGACGCAATTACGTTTTCCCCGTGGCGTGCAATATCACCATCCGCCGATGCTGGCTTTACCTTCCTCCTTATGGGCGCTTAATTTATTAACGGAGAGTATTAAATGGCTACAACTTATAAAGTATTGGCTCAGTCAATGCCACTTGCTGCGACTTTGACGGCCGCCTACACGCCTAGCAGCGCGGCAACGGTCAGCACGCTTGTAGTTTCTAATCAGTCTGCAACGGCTACAAGTTTCCGCATATCTGTTGCGGTTGCTGCTGCCGTGGATTCGCCAGAGCAATATATTTACTATGATATTGCGATTTCAGGAAACGATACGTTTGCAGCGACAATCGGCTTAACTTTGGCAGCGACTGACCAAATTAGGGTTTATGCGACATTAGCAACCCTTTCTTTCAACTTTTTCGGCGCAGAAATTAGCTAGGATTAAATAATGGCGACTAAAAAATGGCAGGGCGCTTTGCAGGTCTTGTGATAAATTAATTAATTATTGTTTCTTTCGGGAAAATAACCTAAGAAAAAACGACACGGAGATATCCTAATGACGCAAGGATTTGTAAACGATAATTCAATACCATTGCCCGTTTCCGTTCTAAACGGCGGAACTGGTGTTACAACATCAACTGGCACAGGAAGTGTGGTTTTAAATAACTCGCCAACTTTTGTCACGCCTGATATTGCTGCCGCTCTTGCTGATAGCATCCAGTTTAATGACTATGCTACGGGTGGCATTTTAGGAACGACAACAAATAATGATGCGGCGGCAGGGTATGTGGGAGAGGTTATATCATCATCTGTTTTGTCTTCCGTAGCAGTTACGCCTTTAAACGGTGTGGCAAAAAACATTACATCAATATCTGTTACCGCTGGGATTTGGGTTATTTCGGGCAATATATTCACATCCTTTTCAACCTCTGGAATTTATAGTGCAGGATGGATTAGCAGCACATCTGCTACAGCGCCAGATAATTCAATAGTTAGTCGGTTTTATGCCAATACAGTCCCGTTAGTCAACCTTGGTTACGCTATTATGAATACGCCGTTATCTTTAACCGGAACAACCACATATTATTTAACGGTTATAAATGGTTTTGGTAGCGGAACATCTGCATCGAGTGGCTATATATCAGCAAGGAGAATACGTTAATGATTAAAATGAATATAGTTGATGTAATCAATGCGCAGTGGCCAAACGCTATTAAAGATAATTTAGTTTCTTTGGGTGTCGACTCAGATGATGGTCCAATTTTAATTAAAAGATGGGATATTGCAGGCGACCAAAGACCGACAGAAAAAGAACTACTTGATTTGATACCAGCTCTTGAAGCCAAATTTAAAAGCGATAAACTTACAAGGGAAGGCTCAGCTTTGCTAAGCGAACACATAAATAAAGTCGCTAAGTCTAAAGATTATGAGTCCGCCTTATCTTGTGTTTCTTATCGACACAGTTTAAATGCTGAGTGGGCGCTAGATGCTGCGACTTTCAGCGAATGGCGCGATGCATGCTGGGCTTATGCGATAGATATGCAAAGCAAGGTTAATCGAGGTGAAGTTGCTTTTGAATCGTTTGATTCTTTTATCGCAGGAATTCCGACAATCAATTGGTAATAAGGACACAGCAATGAAATTTGAAATAGAAGAACTAATGAAAGTTCGCGAGCAATTCTTAGAAAAGCGCGGCAATGCCGAAAAAGTTTTTCATCAACTTCCAGGAGCGATTGATTTGATATCGCTGCAAATTAATCAGAAGCAGAAATAGATCAATACCGAAACAGCTAATCAACAAAAATTAGGTGATGTATGAATTTTAGCATAGCGCTGGAGCAAATAAAGACAGGAAAATCATTGAAGCGTTCAGGGTGGAATGGAAAAAACCAGTTTGTTTTTCTAGTTCCAGGTTGGGAATTCAACGTGAACCGCGCTCCATTACTTGGCATATTCCTCGATGGGGATGATATTATCTGTCGACCGCATATTGATATGAAGTATCAAGATGGTCCTGTTGGCGTTTGGTCGCCAAGCATGGATGATTTGATGGCGGATGACTGGGAGATAAAATAACAAGTTGATTAAATAGCCTTTGGTGGTAAAGTTGGGTTGTGAGCGCGTTTGTTTTTTATCTCCATTCCATTTTTCACATGCGCGCCCACGATTCGGAGAACCTATGAAAAATAAAGGCTTTGTTTTAATCCCCATAATTATTATTGCTGTTTGTGTTTTTGCAGGACTCGCAGCGATTATTGTCACTAAAAAAAACGACTCACCAATTGAGCAAACAGCCGAGGCTATTTTGCGCACTCAGGGGATTGATATTGATTTATCCCCAGATGATGAGTGCGGATGATGAAGGAAATTGATTTTAACGACTATCCGAATTTTACGCGCGATGAGTTGAAGTGCAAATATACTGATGAATGCGAAATGCACCCCCTGACTATGTCAGTTTTGCAGGGGTTGCGGTACGGAATTGCGAAGCCTATTTTTATATCAAGTGGCTATCGCTCTGTTAAGCATCCGGTGGAAGCTGATAAAGACAAGCCAGGCGAGCACACGATGGGCATGGCGGTCGATATAATTTGCTCTGGCTCAACTGCAATTGAGTTGATTAATTTGGCTTGTGAGCTAGGAATAAGGCGAATTGGAGTACACCAAAAAGGAAGCCCCGACGGCCGATTTATTCACATCGGAGTAGCTGATAAATTCGACTTGAGTTTTCCGGTAGCGATATGGACGTATTGACTTTAAATCTTCCATACCCACCGAGCATTAATCACTACTATAAACGGATTCTTCATGGAGTTGTTTTAGGGCCAAAAGGCCGCAAATACCGTGATGATATTATTTTACTTTGTCATAAGCACAAAGGGCGATTTAATAAGGATATGCGCCTTGATGTGACGATCAATGCTTTTCCGCCTGACAGGCGCACGAGAGACCTAGACAATATCGTCAAAGCATGTCTTGACTCGCTTGAACACGCCGGAGTCTTTCCGAATGATAGTCAAATCGATCGATTAACAATCGTTAGGGGTGAGGTTGTGAAAGATGCGTATATAACAGTATCGATACAAGAATGCTCTTAAAACAAATTGATTTTTTTCAAGATATTTTCAACGCGTACCCCCATCAAAAAGAGTGGATGCTGGCCTTTTTTTCTGGCGAGTATGATTTTTTTATGGATAACGTTCATCGGCGAGGCGGTAAAGATGCGACTTTCTTTGCGACCGCGTGGCTTTTTTCGTCTATGGTGCGCGGCAATTATATCTATACTCTTCCGAAGATAGCTCAAGCAAAAAACGTGATTTGGGAAGGTACAGACTTGGACGGTCGGCGGTGGGTTGATTTGATTCCAAGGCACTTATTATCTCGACCCCCGAATCTTTCAGAGCGCAAAATATACTTTACATCCGGCTCGATGCTGCATATTACTGGGGCTGATAGTATATTGGGCGCGCATTTAGGCTCAAACTTGCGTGGCATATTCATGTCAGAATTTCAGCGCACAGCGCCGAATATATGGGATTATCTGCGTCCGATTATTCGCAGAAGCAAGGGTTTTGCGGCGTTTAACTACACGTCATTCGGTCAGTGCTACGCGCACAATCTACGAGTCGCAAACAAAGATAATCCGAAATGGTTCACTCGCAAGCTGACTGTTGAACAAACTCGCGACAATGATGGAAATCACATCTTTTCGCCTGAGCAAGTCGAGGAAGAGCGGCGCAGCGGCATGGACGAGGATTTAATACAACAAGAGTACTATTGCGATGACAGCGTTGCCGTCAAAGGAACGTACTTTGCAGAAGCTATGGCGCTTGCTGCGAAGGAAGGACGAATCGTTGAAGCGATGGAAATATTGCCAGGAAAGCCGGTTCACTCATCTTGGGATATCGGAAGCCGTGACACTAATTCAATTTGGTTCTTTCAGGTCGTTGGGGTTGGCGAGTCGCAAGAGTTTCGATACTTTTATCAGCACGATGAGAATTACAAAGACATTGATTATTATCTCGCGTTGCTTGCAAAGATTCAAAGTCAGTACGGGTTTAGTCGTTACGGTCATCACTTCATGCCGCACGACATAGCGCAGACTGAGTGGACAACGGCAAAAACAAGGCTTGTGCGGCTGATGGAAAAAGGGCTTAAGGTTTCTTTGGTTCCGCGCCTTAAGGTCGTGGAGCGCGTCCAAGTAGCTCGCAGCAACTTAAAGCGGTGCTGGTTTCACAAAACCGGCTGCAAAAACGGTATTTTAGCGCTTGAAGCAAGTCGTGCTAAATACGATGAAAAGCTTAAGGCGCTTGGAACGGACGAGGTGCATGACTGGGCGTCGCATCCCAGCGCCGCGTTTCAGTACGGCCACGTGGGTTGGTTGGACAGCTACAATCGGGCGCAGCTAGAACAGCAAAAGAGTTATGCCAGCTATAGACCTTAAACCTCTTTGAATCCGTCTTCGGTAACGCCAATCCTCTGCGCTTCTTCAACTGCTTTCAGTCGGTCTTCTGTCTCTACAGACTGTTTAACTTTCAAGCTTACATCAATTAAACCGCCAAGCTTGCTGGCTTCATCGGGTGTTAACTCACCTTCATCAACGGCACGCATCAAGCATTTGAGCATCTCTTTTTCATCTTTAGACTTGCCAAGGCCGCGCACTTTGACGCGCCGTTTGTCGGGAATGTTAAATCGAGCGCTATACATGCGATTAAATAGGGCGTGATTAAGGCCGCTCATGCGCTTGTTTTCTAAGTCTATCTCTTGCTCAAGGTGCGAGTCTCTTAATTGGTCGTAGTAAGCTCTCGCGCAGTCGTGGGCAGCGTAGCAAGCGCGGTCAAATAGTTTGTGCCGTTTGCGCCATTTCTCAAAAGTGTCGTTACATATCGTGTGCCGTGCGCAGAACTGCGAGCGCGTCTTGCCTTCTGAAAACATATTGATTATTTCAAGGCACATCGAATCACGGTACTTGCTGCCCCATGGGTTAGTTGGATCGCTCAAATCTGGTACTTTATTGACCACCGTTTCTGCCCCCTCCATTATTTTTTTATCTCAAACGCTTGCATTATATCTCAAGTTGTTGCACTATAACCCCACACGAACAAAGAGAGGTTAAACATGAATGTGCAATATAAATCTGAGCCATTAACTAAGTATACAGGAGGTTACAGCTATAAGACCAGATTCGTTCCGCTCACAAGCGAATGGGTCTATGCGATAAGTTTTGACGGGGAAGATAATATAATTGAATCAAGTGCATTTATTGAATCCGAAATCGAGGCGATAATTTATGCAAAAAGGACGATCGAGCAATTGGTTATCGAAAAAACCTTAAATGATGGGATGGAGTTTATTCATCCGTAAAACATTTACGCTTAAGCGGTCTAAATAAGGAGAGAAAAAAATGGATTACCAAGTTTTCTACGTTTCAAAATACATTAAAAAGATAAAAAAATGCGGTCATTTTAAAAGATGGTTGGAAGCTTTTGAGCACGTCCAGTATTTGCAAAAAAACCTACCAAATAGCTATAAGATTACATTCATTATTGAGCATCAGGCGTAAAACAAAGGGCTGTCGCATGGCGTGGCAGCCTTAAACAATCCACAAAAACCGTGGATAACATTGGGGATAACTAATGAGCACAGAAAACGAGGCGTTTGGCGATGAAGACGAAATTGCCGCGGAGGCGCTTAAATGCGCGGAAGAATACGAAGCAGAACATGCAGACGAATGGAAGGATGGGAAATGATAACAATACTAATTTTTAAAATAGCGGTTTTTTGGTCGATTCTTTTTATCGTGCTGGGTGTCAAAAAATTCATGAAGAAGTACAAGGATGAAAAATGAACGGATTAGTAAAAAAATACAGTCATTATCAGTACATGGTTAGGCGATGCTTTTATTTAAAGAAAGATAAAGGGGCTTTAATTTTTGATGATTATGAGTATTTTATTTATAACCCCCTCTATGTTCCTTGCGAAGCTTCTATTTTGCGCGAATCGGACGAAGTTTATTTATCGTACGATGAGGCTGAGCAAGCAGCACGTGAGCACATCGATCGCTTAGAATCAGGAGAGGGCTAATCTAAATCATTTAGTCTTATCCCTGAATTAACTCTCAAAAACGTATTAGCAGCAAAACGTCCGCTAGAGTGTCTTGGCTGGCCGTTTGCTCTTTTCCCTTCCGCTTCTACCCATTCGTTGAAATAATCGCGCATAACCTGCTTATGGTTGTTTGTAGGTATGTTTCGCAAGCATCTTTCGATGAAAACTAAATCATCTTTCAATAATGGCATCCCTTTGCGCTCAAAATAAGGCCTTACAGCGCCGTGCAGCCATCCGAAGTTAACATTGTACATTTTTGTATTCCCTTAATAGCCCACTAATATGCTTTGGCCCTCTTGATTTTTGGCGCTCGTAAGCCAAGCCAGACCACTGAGCATAAGCAATCATGAATCGGTCAGAACTAGAAAATAGATTAACTTGCTCGATAGCCTCAGTTATTTTCGATCTTGAATTCCTCATGATTTCATCGATTAAAAACTTTTTAAAATGGTTTTATGTAAGCATTCCGTGCCTCCTTATTTAATCCCCATCTTTGCCTTTAGCTGCTTAAACCCGTCCGGCAAGTCACCTGCTTTTTTGACTGCGTTTCGGTACGCTTGGCCGTCATTATTGTAGTTTTCTTTTTTTGCGCGCTCATATTCTGCGTTCTTTCGGCTGAGATCCTCTTGCGCTTTCTGTCGCTTTTCGGCCTCTTGTTTCTGTAATTCGGAGGCCTTGGCCTTTCTTTCAAGCGCGAATTTATTTCGGTTGAAAATTTCGTCCTCCCATCCTGGGCTATCTGGGTTTAGGTATGTTGCTGGGTGAGCCGCATATCCTTCGACCCAATGACTATCTCCCTTTCTTTTTTCGATGTCGTCAATTATCAAAGCAAACAATTCATCATCTGGATTTAGTCGAAGCCATGTTTTATAAGCATGAGCGGCTTTTTTTCTCACAGGATAGGCGTTGTAAAACTGCATGAACCTTTCGTCTTTTGAATATGTTTTTTTAGAATAATCCTTTTTATTTTTCGTGGCCTTTGGCGCAGCCGAGGCCAAAATAGAGTTGTATTCTTCTGTAGTACTCTTCTGTTCTTTATATGAAACGGACAAAGTGGCCGTTTCAGAGTCGGCCAAAGTGGCCGGATGGGGCATTTTTTGACCAACGGACAAATTGGCCTGTTGGGTCAGTAATTGATCAATCGAATTGAGGACGTTGTCGAGTTTTGGCCTACACCATAAAGTATTAATTCCGCGCACTTTTTTAACCTTGGATTCACAAAAACCCATGTCTTCTAAAATCCTTAGAGAGCGCCTCAATGTCCTTTCAGGGATTAAAATCTCATCGAGCCATTTTTCATATGTTTTATAAAACCATCCGTTTTGCCCAACGGTTGATTTGTTCGACCAATAAATTATTTGGTTTAAGATGCTGGCTTTTTTATACGAGCCTGTGATTTGTACATAAATTCGGGGAACGGTGAGGATTTGATCTTGCCCTGAAAATCCGGCTAAAAGAAGTTTGTTTAAATTTGAGCTATCCATGATATAATCCTTACTGGTTAATGCTCTTTTGACTGAGAGCTAAAACTGGTTAATGCTTCTTGGTAGGCGGCTTTAATCCGAAAAGTGGATGACCGTTAGTTCTAGCTAACGGGTGCGCTGGATGCGCAAAACTTTCCTTTTTCTATGATAAACGTATTTTTTCAAAAAAATTCCTTTAAATTGATAAACCAGACTTTACATAACGCAATCACCTGCTACAATTGCATCATGTTTTGACCTGGCGTTATCAGGTTAAAATGACCACTGCGCTACGCGCATCGAGCTGTCGGTATGCTATTACTGACAGCTCGAATCCTAACTTAAAAAACTAGCAACATCAATCACTTGATAAAAAGTCGCCCGTTATAATAAGCCGTTCAACATGATACAAAGCTTGAATAAAACCTTCTGAGCGCTCTTTCATCCCAACAGTTATCATCTTTGCGTTATCTATCTTGGTGTGTTGCTCAAAGATTAATTCGCTAATGCTTGCAAGTAACCTGTTTTTATCGATTGTGGTTTCCATGTCATCCTTCAGTTGCTCCATTGTGATGCCATTGCGTTCGCAATGCCCCTAAATGTAATGCTTCTTAATCTCCCCCTATTTTCAGAGGGCGGCATTTTGTGAATCCTTTGCTCTCTGCCATCAACGATGTTCGTTGGCTCAAGAAGCGGCAGATTCTTCAACCACAGACAGCTCGCTTACGCTTCGGCTTTTCTTTGTCTTCCCATACTGCTACTAAAGCAGATTCAGTTAAATATTCAATCTTTTTCTGTGAAACAAATGGAATAAATCCGGCTTTTTCCCAATTTGTCAGCGTGTTATCTGACATTCCAGTTAACTTATGGAAGTTATAACCAGTTTTGTAATACTTTCTTATCTCTGACGGTTTCATTATCACCCTTGTTGTTTAAATTTCCACGATTGTATCACAATTACTTGCGTTAGCTCAATGCATTGCGATATAATGCAGCCTGTTGAGCTAATAGCGGAAAGGGGAATAGATGAAAGTTTTTGAGGATGGTGTTTATGACATACCAAACGAGGTATATCATTCCAGCGCTGGCGTTAGCAGAAGCGGGTTGTGGGCGTTAAAGCGTTCGCCGTTCCACTATTGGGATAGATACATCAATCCAGATCGCGAACCGCAAAAAGAAACGTCAGCAATGAAGTTAGGCAGCTTGGTGCACACCATGGTTTTAGAGCCGGATGAGTTCTTTAAACGCTACGCTATGCCGTTAGAGCTTGAAGAAATGCCGCCAGCGGTTTTAAAAAAGGACGTTGGGGCGTATGTTTTTGAAGCTGCGAAAGAGGCTAGAAGACTCACAAAAGAGATTAATGACCAAAAGCGTGAAGAGCACTTAATAAACAACCAGGGAAAACAGATAATAACGGCGGCGGAATATGAATACACAAAGACGCTGGCCGATGCGGTTTTGCGCGATGGTGTCGCAAAATATCTTTTCGGTGATGAATCCAAGGTTGAGCAAAGCATATACTTTACCCACGAAAAAACGGGCATTCAGTGCAAAGTGCGCCCTGACGCTTGGCTGGGATCTATTGTTACAGACTTAAAGACGTGCAAAGACGCGAGTTATAGACCGTTCCAGAGTTCTGCATTTAGTTCGGGGTACTTCTTGCAAGCAGCAATGATAAAATGCGCCATCGAATCAATCGGAATGGACCTTGAGCGGTTCGTTTTCTTCTGTGTTGAGAAAACAGACGGTAACGCGACCGTGCATTACGAAGTCGATGACGATGCAATGGAGCACGGCTTAAACCAATTTGATTGGCTCATGGAAAATTTCGCATGGTGCCAGCTAAATAATCAGTGGGGTTCTTACGAGTCTCGACCCTTATCACTTCCAGGTTACGCAAAATACGAGGATTAAAAAAATGAACCAACCAGCACGAACACAAAAGCAACAGATGGTCGCGTCTAATCAAAAATCAATACGTGGACTGCTTGAAAGCATGAAAAGCGAAATCGCCAGATGCTTACCGAAGCATTTAACGCCGGATAGGATGGCGCGGATTGCTATGAGCGAGCTTAGAAAGTCGCCCAAGCTCTCGGAATGTGACCCAATGAGTTTCATAGCTGCAATCATGCAGGCCTCACAGTTGGGATTAGAGCCTGGAATAATGGGCGCTTGTTACTTGATACCGTTTAACAACAACAAGACTGGAAAAGTCGAGTGCACTTTCATGCCTGGTTATCGTGGGTTTTTAGACCTTGCGAGGCGTTCCGGTCAAATTAAATCGCTGGTCGCTCGCGCAGTGTATGAGCATGATGAATTTACGTTTGAGTATGGATTGACTGAGAGCATAACCCACAAGCCCTGCATGACCAACAAAGGCGCTTTGATTGCGGTTTATGCGGTCGCGCTGCTTAAAGATGGCGGCCACCAATTCGAGGTTATGAGTCGTGAGGACGTTGAGAGAATCCGCGATACTTACTCGAAAGCTAAAAACACAGGGCCGTGGGTTACTGAGTTTGAAGAGATGGCGAAAAAAACCGTGCTGCGCAAAATGTTTAAATGGCTGCCGTGTAGTGTCGAAATGCAAAAAGCGGTTAGTTTTGACGAACAACAACAAAACGGCACGCAAAACATCAAAGAGGCCGCTTCCGATGAGTTTGGTTTTGATTTTATTGAGCATGAGGCCGAACCAACTGACCAAAAGCTGAGCGTTAAAGAGCTTGCGAACAAACAAAAGGCCGCGCCAAATCCGTTTAGTCTTGAGTACGACCCCGAAACAGGCGAAGAAATACCAAAAGGATTGTAAAAATGAATGAATTAGTCGTAATTGAAAAAACCGAAGCAATGGATATTTTTACTAATCGCGAATTGATATCGCCGTTGCTCGATAAAATACAAAGCTTGACCTTGGTTGGCGAGCAGGACACAACAACGGACAAGGGGCGCAAAGCAATTGCGTCTCTTGCTTATCGTGTTGCGCAATCCAAAACATATATTGAAACGCATGGCAAAGAGATTGCAGCGCAGCTTAAAGAATTGCCAAAGCTTGTCGACAAAAACCGAAAGTTTGCCCGTGATTTTTTAGATAATCTTAGGGATGAAATAAGGCGCCCTTTGACTGATTGGGAAAATGAGCAAGAGGCGATTAAGTTAAAAAAGAAAATAGAGAGCGATCACGAAGACGCTTTAATAATGAACGTTGACTGGACAATCTATAAAGAAAAAGAGAAGGCGCGGCAAGAACAGGCGCGGCTGGAATATGAAGCAAAGGTTTTAATGGAGGCACAGGCGCGCGCAAAAGAGGAGGCTAACGAAAAGGTTAGGCGTGAACTAATCGATGCGGAGGCGCGCGTTTTGGCTGCTCAGAACGAAACATCGAGAGCAAAAGACATCGCAAAAAAACAGTTTGAAGAAAGACAGGAAAAAGAAAACCGCATCAAGAAAGAGCAAGAAGAATCTAGGAGCAAAAAAAAACAAGCTCATGACAACATTGTCAAAGTTCACGACTCTATTTTAAGCGATTTTATTAACATCGGTCTTAATGACGCGCAAGCTAAGTACATTCTTGATGCTGTTGTTGAGGGGAGGGTTAAGGCGTTGAGGGTTGAATACTAATGCTTCCAAAATCGGTCAGAGACATGCGGCAAGAGGGAAAGAAAAGCTTACTTGCGGCAAAGCGAGTGATTAAGCTCATGGATGCTAATCTATCGAGCAATGACCCCGACAAAATATGCGTTGCATCGGCTTTTTTACAAATTCTTAAGCATCATATGGAGGAAGGGGATTTGAAAGACAATAACCTAGTTTTAGCAGTAATGCTTAGAGGTGATTTAACTTAAAAAACTGTCGCAAGACGATGAGACAAAACGCTTGCGATAGTGTAAAATGGGTTATCTAAAATTGTATTGCTCATTGCGCTGGTTATCCTGTAGTGCTGTGTTTATTAGTTCGATTACAGCATCGATTATCTCAATGTGTAAGAAGTCGTTTGCTATCGCCAATACATCGCGAATAACTCGCGCTATATCTTTAATCAAGCGAACGGGGTCGGGGGGCTGGAAAAATCGAACGGCCATTTTATAACTCCTGTTTTAGTGGAATCACTTTAATTATAGTTTATTTATTTAATAACAAACAAAAAGGTGGAAAATTATGCAAAGCAAATCATTCGCGGCAAAGGTGGAGATTGACAAGATAAAGCTTGTTAAAGGCATTGCGGAATCGATTAATATTAAGTTTTTAGAATGCGGTGATATGCCGGACAACATCGTTGATGCTTGCTATGTGGCCACTCGTTTACTACGGAATGTCTCAGAGTGCGTAAAAGAAATGTCAGAGCAAAAAGCTTCGATTTTTGAACTGATTAGCGCATTAAATCTTGATGAAAATTTCAAAGATGAGATCGAGGTTGCTGGAAAAGACTTCTTAAACAAAGTAAAGCTGGATGAAGATATGCCGGATTTTTTAAAAGTTTTTCTTGAAAATGCGATTGAAAGAAAGCTAAAGGAAATGAAAGAATGATGCGATATATATTGCTCGTTTTAGTTATCTGCCTGGTGGTGATGAACGTCCTTTATGCGGATGACGAGTATGACGATTGCACAACTAAATGTCATTACGACAAAGACGGCAATTACATTTGTCAGGTTAGGTGCGTTTGATGGTTAAAAAACGATTAAAACGGGGATGTCATGGAACGATTAGAACTATTTTTTGATGTAAAAATGAAGGATATTGCGGCGCGACTGCCATCGTTGGTGCACAATGAACCGGCAAGTTTTGCATGTGGGTTCAATGCAGGTTATAAACAATGCTTGCTAGACATAAAAAAAGAATTTTTACACGAAGAATTAGACGAGAGAATTTTATGACAGACAAAAAAGAAATAATGACAAAGTGTAAAATCCATAATTACGTAGTTACTGGATGGTCAACAAAGGGCGGTCATAAAGAGGCTATGCAGATGAGATGCTCGCATTGCTTGCTTCCTGTGTCTCTTGAGCAGCTAACACAGAAAGAATGGCGCGAGGCTGAGGGCATTTAATGTCAAGCATAAAGTCGAGGCTAGACAAGCTTTACGCTGGAAGCATTAGCGCTATAACAAGCAAAATAACCGTGACAAAAGATGGCGAGATTCTCAAAGAAAAGACAATCGGGAACAACAAGAATAAGATGATTCAAATATTAGTTAAGTTTTAAAGTATCTCAATGTTCCACTTGAAACATTTAAGAAAAGGACGAGCTTTTGAATGCTGATTGACCACGATGCTTATCGAGAGATTTACCTGGTGTTTATGGATGCAAAATATCCTTTCGACTGGCTTTTCAAAGACGGATTCAAGCACGTTTATGCTATTGAGCGTGAGGCGTTGGGCTGGACGTGCTCAGACCCATCGTATAGTGATTTGCACACCCAGATTTTACCGGCTGCGTTTCATCATGACGTTATGCGAGAGTTTAAAAAACGAAACCCAACGTTCAAAATATTAAGATTACACGTCAAACCGCACGATAAAATGGTTTTTCCAGCTCTTGGTGTTGTTTCGTGCGTCAGTGTTATGCAGTATATTATAGGCATAAGCTGGCCATTCGTTTTCACGCCGCACAAACTGTATACTAAGTTGAAAAAGAAACCGCCAAAACACATTGAGGTGATTGAATGACGCGCAAGAAATCAAGTGGGGAAGCATCTGGAGCGGCTAGGGATGCAAGCAATAGCTCTGGAATACCGACACCAGGCACAATCGTTTCAAACAATACAGATGCTTCTAACGATGACGCACAGCGTGAAAAGAAAAAAGCGCAGCGATTATTAATGCGATCAATTCGCGCCGGTGGTGCTGGTTACTTTGAAACGGACAAAGGTACGATGCTGGGTGGCAGTGGGGCAATCGGATAATGGTTGATTATCGAAAGGCAATGAATAAAAGAGACAACACGAACCTTTTTGACCAAGTAAAAAAAGAAACAAAAAAGGCTCTCGATGTTAATGCTGTTTGTGACATGCGCACAAAAGCCAAAAGCGATTTGGATATGTGGCGCAGTTTGTTAGAAACGACCTATCACTACGCAATGCCAAACTATAACCCCTTTGTGAATTTCGGTCTTGCTGGTGCCGTCACGCCAGGCCAGCAATACAATGCGAATATTTATGATTTGACGTTGCCAATAGCGCAAAAAAAGCTTGCTGATAAAATGTTGATGAGCATGGTTCCACAGGGTGCTCAGTGGGTTAAGTTCGTGCCTGGTGATGTGTTTGGCGAGCCAGATACAGATTTGTATCAAGAAGCTTTGATCGCTACTCAGCGCATGACAGACCATTTTTTCAAAATCGTTGACCGCTCAAACTTTTACCTAGCTGTTTCCGAAGCGCTTCCTGACGCTTTGATTTCAACCGGTGTCATTGCGGTTAATGAAGGAAACCGAAAGGATCCAATTAAATTTGAGTCAGTGCCAGCAAGTCATGTGATGTTTCAAGGTGACGCTGAGGGCAAAGTTGATGGTATTTTTAGAGATTGGTATCAAATCAGAGTACAAAACATTAAATCAATGTGGTCTGACGCAAAAACGGATTGTCTAAAAGACAAAAAGCCGACTGATAAAATAACAGTTTACGAATGCGCTTGGATTGATTACGAGAAAGACGAAAAAAGTAAATACCAATATGTGGTAATGACCGACCAAAAAGACGTAATGGTACATCGCGAATCAAGCTCTTGGCCTTGGGTTGTGTTTAGAATGCGGAGACTGACCGGTGAGGTGCGCGGTCGTGGTCCAACGATGGACGCAACACCAACAGCGGCAACGATTAACAAGGCTTTGGAGGATGAGTTAATCGCGGCAGCGTTTCAAGCTAACCCGATGTATATGGCAGCTAGTGATTCAGCATTTAATCAAAAAACATTTACTCCGCGCCCTGGTTCAATTGTTCCCGTCCAATTAATTATGGGTGAGTTTCCGATTAAAGCGTTTGAGCAATCGGGTAATATTCAGTTCAACGCGCTGCTTGTGAACGACTTTAGACAGCAAATCAATGAACTTATGTACCAATCGCCATTGGGTCAAGTAAACGCGCCAAATCGCACAGCGACAGAAGCCGAAATCAGATACACGGAAAACTTAGAAAGCTTTGCGGCCATGGTTCCACGACTTCAAAATGAGTTTTTCATCCCCATGATTCAACGAATTTTGTGGGTGATTAACAAAGTCGTGCCGGAAACTTTTGCATCGATTCCAGAAGAGATTCGCGGAAAACTTTTGTCGGCTGACGGTCAAATCGTAGGGCTTGATTTCGATACGCCGCTAATGACATCTAAGGGCAAGATAAAAACAGGCGCACTTGTTGGATTCTATCAATCCATTGCGTCCATGGTAGGGCCGGAAGCTGCTACAGCCGCTCTTAATCCCGTTAATCTTATCCAGGGCATTGCTGAGAATGAAGGCATTGACATTCGCAACATTAAAACACGAGAAGAGCTAGAGCAACTAGAACAAACCGCCGGAAGCATGGCGCAACAAGAAGCAGAAAACCAAGGGATAAATATTGATGAACAACAAGAGTGACGAGATAAAATCAACGTTCAAGCCAACTTTCGACAAGAATTGGCAAGAGAAATTTAACGAGCTTTGCTATCTTGTTTTTTATAAAGATGGGCACGGAAAAGAGCTTTTGTCTCACTTAGAAAATAAGTTTTTTCGCAGTCCTGTCGCGTATCCAAATCGCGAGCCGTCTTGGGCGTTTTTTAATGAAGGTCAAAACGAAATTATTCGGTCTTTTTCGGCCGGAATCATGGGGTATGTAGCGCAGAATGCAGAAAAACGCGAGCAAGAAACCGTTAATAAACCAATAATTTAGGAACATTATGCCTGATGAAGCAGTGATTGAAGCGGATGTTGAAGAATCAAACGAAAGCGCGCCAAGTGATTCGCCTGTAAAAACTCCTGTTGAAGCTAAACCGCAGGACGACAGCGATTACACAGAAAAAAAAGAGCCTGATGCAGAAGCAAAACCAGATGAGGCGAATGAAATGCCAGATTGGTTTATGAAAGACAAGTATAAATCAATCGAAGAGCAAGCCAAATCATCGTTTGAGCTTCAAAAGAAAATGGGTAAATACTGGGGCAGTCCGTCCGACAACTACAGCATAGAAGGGTTAGATGGAATCGAGAAAGGCGACCCTTTAATCGAATCACTATCCCCTGCTTTAAAAGAGATGGGTATATCGCAGGATGGTTTTAAACATTTAGTATCTGAGTACATGGATGCTAATAAAACCATAATGCAGAAAATGGAAGCGGATTTGAAAAAGACTCTTACAACCACAGACGCGCACGTTTATAACTCAATTGACAAATGGATGGGTGACAACCTGACCGCAGAAGAATCGCAGCTCGTTAAAAATAACTGGCTAATGACTGCTGACGATTTTAAATTGTTTAATCATCTTAGATTGATGGCAGCTCCGACAACAAGCGTGCCAAATAATTCTAAAAGCGTGCACTTTGAAACCTCAAAAGAGGTCGAGAACGACAAAATCACTTATCGCAAAGAGATTAAAGGCGGTCATCGGGTGGCTGATAAAAACTATGAAAATAGTCTTGCTGGTCGTTATCGTGACGCTGTTGCAAGAGAGATTCGCTCAAAAAGTTAAATCCTATTGATTCCGGCTAATCAGGTGCTATACTGGGTGTAATTTACTCAAGCCTGAGTTAAGCCGGATACCCATTTTTTCTGATGGCCTGGCGCATCACTTGGATACCTTGCTTGTAAACAATACTTTTTGTTTATTAATCAATGGAGCATCCAAATGTCATTACAATTAAGTCAGATTGAGATTCAACAATTCTTATCAGACGCACACGCCGAATTTCAATCCCAAGGTTTCTTATTAGAAAACGCCGTCCGCACAAAAACCGGAACTAAAGGCTCTAGTGTTCATTTTCCCGTTTTCGGACAAGGAATGGCTACACAAAAAGCGCCGCAGGATGATGTGACCCCAATGAATATCTCCAACCGTGACGCAATTGCCACGATTGAAGATTGGTATGCATCTGAATATGCTGACCGTTCTTTTCAAAACAAATTAGCAGTGAACGCAGTCGATGAGTACAGCAAATTATGCTCTTGGGCTATCGGTCGCCGTGCCGACCAAATTTGCATCGATACCGTTGTTGGCGCTACTTACTCAGCAACACCAACAGACACCCAGGGCGCTTTGGTTGCAAGTGCTGCAACTGGATTTACTTTTGAAAAACTATTGGCTGGCCATAAGTTCTTACGTAAGCGGTCTGCAAACATGGGCAAGCGAACCGTAATTATCGATGCGGCGGCTGAGGAACAATTGCTTGATATCGAACAATTGACCAACTCATTTTATGTAAATCAACAAATCCTCCAAAACGATGGATTAAATGGCTTGAATATTTTAGGTCTTAACTTCATTGTAATTCCTGATATGAATGAAGGCGGCATACCAACATCAACCGGCGGCACCATCGGAAACGCTTATTTTATTAATGAAATGGCAGTTGGTTACGCATCAAGCGAACGCTTGGGCGGTGATATCTCATGGGAAAACGTCAAAACTTCTTACTTGATCAACATGTGGTTAGAAGCTGGCGCGACTGTCGTGGACCCTAAAGGCTTGGTTCAAGTCCAATTCGTATTATAAGAGGAGTTTAAAAAATGGCTTTTAACATCAATTATTTATCTCGTGTATCAACATCTGCAAACGATACTATTAAAGTTTGGATGTATAACGGTACAGCTACGGGTTCAAATGAAGCTGCTGCAACTTTAACGGCTGCGGGTTACTTTGACGGTGCAATGACAAACTTAACGCTTGGGCTTGGTGTCCTTGACGTTGATGATGTCATTTACATTATGGGTAATAACGCGAGCAGCATGTATTCTTTTACCGCCGTCACAACCCAAGTTACTGTTTCGTCTTTTGCTGTGACTGGCACAATTGGAACTGCGAATATTGACAATGATGCGGTTACTAATGCAAAAATTGCTGATGATGCCGTTTCTCTTGAGAACTTAGACTCAGGTATTACTATGAGTCATGTTGTTAAATTCGCTAATCAATTGACCACTGTTGGCGGTGCTGCTGCAGAAGCCTTTACGGTTACAGGAGCGTTGGCGGCTGGTGACTTGGCTTACGTTCAAATGGTTAACCAAGGCACAAACACTGTTACCGCATTAATTGCTGTAGTAACAGATGATACTTTGACTATTACGTTCAGTGCTGACCCAGGCAATGACGCTGTAGTTAATTATCAAATACTACGCGCAGCCGCTTAAACCATTCGGGCGGCTTAGGTCGCCCACTTTGACGGTGGATTATGACTGAAATTCTTGCAGCACCCACAACTTCAATTGAGATTATATCCTCAGCGATTTCATTATGCGGAAAGCAACAAACCGTTAACACAATTGACGGCGGTGGGGCTTTGGCAACAGATGGGAAAAAGTTATACGGCTTATTAGTCAGCGCTGAATTAAGCTCTAATCGATGGCGCTTTGCTCAAAACTTTCAACAGTCCGGAGTTCTTACAACGCTAACGCCTGATTTTGACGGCTGGCGTTATTATTATCAATTGCCAGCGCATGCATTAATGGTTCAAGAAGTTTACCCAAACGTTGAATACATCGTATTTGGCGATAAGATTTTAACGAAAAGCAAACAAGCGATTACCGTTGTCTTTGCTCAAAACGTACCTGTCTCAAAATGGCCGGGCGCTTTTTCCATGTATATCACCTATCACCTAGCTACTATGCTTGGTCAGTCTGTAGCAAACTCAGATAGATTGCTTGCTAGACTTTCGCAAAGCCTTCAAAAGTGGGAGTCAAGAGCGCTGTTTGCAGACGCACAAAGCACAATGACAGCACCATTTAGAGCCAACCCTTATCTTGATGTTCGATACCAAAACCGCACAAGGGGTTATTAATGGTAATGCGTTCGATTAACAACACGTTTAACAAGGGCGAACTAGACCCAACACTTTTGGCGCGTGACGATTTAGACTTATACGACAAAGGCGCTCAGAAGATTAGAAACATGATTACACTTTGGGCAGGAGCCGCAACGATTGCGCCTGGCTCAAAGTACGTTGATGTGATTTTAGACAGAGAAAATGCAAACGCGCCCGTGACTGATTATACCAACGTCAACGCATTCGATTTTACTTTTGACGCTGATGCAGGAACGATTTACACGGTCGTGGTCAGAAAATCCAATGCAAATATAGCGTTTGATATTTATCTTGCAGGAGTTCTTGCCCAAACCGTCACATCAACCGCTTATACTTTCGCCGTAATCAAAGACCTGCATTTTGCGAGTGGAATCAATAGGATTTTGATTCTACATGACTCTATTCAAACGCAGCAATTAAAGCGAAGTTCTGGCGGAGTGTGGTCTATCGCGGACTTTATTCCAAACACCAAGCCAACTTATGATTACTCTGTTGTTGGTCGGGCAACTAATTATTATAATTTTTTATTTACTCTTTCCGCATCAACCGGAACGATTACGATTACTTCATCAAGTGCCGTATATACGGCAAATCATGTCGGTGGTCTGTTCCGAATAATAAGCGGTGGATACACTGGGATGGCGCGCATTACGGCAGTTGGATCAGCAACCGTTTGTACAGCAACCGTAATTGATACTTTTACAAAAAGTACTATTTTTGGAAATTTGTGCAGCTTGTCAGAGAGTCTGTGGAGCGCAACCAGAGGATATCCAAGCCGTGGCGCGTTTTACTTAAACCGATTGATTCTTGCGCGCGCCAAAGAAACAAAAAACCTTGCGGCGTTTTCAACCGCTGGAATTTACGATAACTTCGATGATTCGGATTTAGACGGCCTTGTCGCATTCAGTATCACGCTGAACGGAAAAGGTAACCAAGATATTCAGTCAGTGGTCACAGAAGACGCTTTATTATTTACAACATCAAGCAAAATATTCGCTCAAAACGCATTAATTGACGAGCCAATAAGCATTAACAATGTGTACTTTGCGCCTCAAAATCAATCGGCAGCGTGCAGCATTGAAGGTGTGTCAGTTGATAATCAAACTCTGTTTGTGTCGCAAGATAAAACAAAAGTATCGCAGCTTGTATACAGCACGGCGGACGGTAAATATTTAACGTTCCCTGCAACGATGCTGTCAAACCACCTTGTCCAGATAATCAATTCCAACGCCACTTGGGAACCGCAAGGCGTAAGCTCGCGGCTATATCTTGCAACGCAAGAAGACGGAACTATGCTGATGTTTTCAACACTCAAAAGCCAGAACGTGGCCGGTTGGAGTTTGCGCGATACAGTTGGAAAGTTCAGGCAAGTAATTGGAGAAGGTGCTCAAAGTCACACGATTGTCGAGCGAGAAATTAACATCGGCGCATCCTTTGAGCAAGCTCTCGATTACGCATGGTTAAGCGGCTCAGATTTCGGCGCGGTCTATAGCGTGCAATCCGAGTTCGCGAGCCTTCCGGTAACGTCCGCAGTGGGTGTTTTGGAGGCTCAGTATGATTATATAGTTATAGGTAATCAAACACCATTCACAGCGCTCGATATTAGCTTGAACACTGTTGCAACCGAAGATTGCGGATTGAAATTTGAATACTTGGATAACAATCAAGCCTGGAATTTGTTTACGCCAACTGACAACACAACCGGCTTTACAGTTGCAGGAACAATCACATGGGATTTTGCAGACGTTATAAACTGGAACAAAAACACGCTTGATGGAAACGAAAATCAATTTTGGATAAGAATACGGCGAGAAACAGAGACGGTTAATACAACTCCTGTTATTGACCAAGTTTTAATAAATACCGGCGTTAGGATTTATTTAGAGCAGCAAGAAATAAATAACTACATGGACTCGACAATCACAACAACGTCAGATGCAAGCGGTCTTGTGACGGGTCTTGACCATCTTGCAGGGCAGCTTGTTTATACGATTACAAACGGCGCGACAATCGGCAGCTCTTTTGTCGACGACAGCGGAGAAACTACCGTTAAAAATGTAAATTCTGATGTGACCATTGGCCTTGAGTTCACGCCGATGCTTATACCTATGCCGGTTTATACGCCCACGCAAGAAGGCGATAATCTTTATTCTGAAAAATACGTGCAAGACTTGTTTATTGATTATGTGGACTCGCTATACTTACAAGCAGGATTCTTGCCACAACTTACGGATATACCGAATATGATTCTTGGAAATTACACGCTTGGACAATACGTGCCGCCGCAAACAGGTGTTTATAAAATTTGTCCGCGCGGAAGCTGGGAGCCAAGACAGCAATTTGTTATTACACAATCACAGCCTGGCCCGATGACCATTATCGGCGTGGGCTATACGGTAGAGGTGTAGAATGGCAAGTTCAGCTGGACAAGCGGCAGGCCTCGCAGTTGGAGCGGCAGTTGGTTCTATTTTAGCGCCAGGCGCTGGAACCTATGCAGGGGCTATAGCTGGTGCGTCAATCGGTGGTGGGATAGGTAGCGCTATTGGCACAGGTCGAAGCAGTGCGAGAGTCGCTAAGACTGAGCGTGAGGCAGCAAAGCTTAATCAAGAGCAATTTCACGCTAAAGCGGAAGAGCAAGCACTAATCCATGCTCGAAATTTTAGACAGTCTTTAGCGCACCAAGTTTCTATTTCGACAATGCGCGGCGGAAGTGGTTCGCTTGCAACTCAGTTTGGATATCAAGCTTACAAAACTTTTGTCGAAGACCAAAACGCCATAAAGAAAGGCGTTGCAATTGCAGACAAACAAGCCGAATTAACAGACAAAGATATTACTAATCGTCAAACAGCTACAAATACGCTTGCAGTCGGTCGTGCAATATCAGCTTTTGATAGTGCTAATATAAACGCATTGCGCACCCCAAAAAAATAGGGAAAACATGGCTATCAATCAGGAAGCAGCACAACGAAGCATTGCGCTACCAACGCAAAACCTAAACCCTGGCACAGGATTGTCGCAACTTGGACAAGCCACGGCATCGGTAGGCCAGCTAATCACTGAAAAAGTTGGTAATTTAGCAATCAGTGCGGCGGCACAGCAAGGACAAAAAGATGCGCTCGAAGGCAACGCGCCGGAAAATTTATTGCTCCCGATAACGACCGGAACAAAAGCTTATAATGATGCCGTTGCCAACGTTGAAGCGCGGCGCACAGTTCAGTCAGCAAGTTATTTAATCAATCAATCTTTGACCGAAAGCACAAACCCAGCAACTTTTGACCGCAGCACGCCGGCCAAATTTGCGGCATCGCTTGAAGGAATTAAATCAGGCTTGCTTAAGAATGTCAGGCCAGAGGTCAAATCACAGCTCACACAGGCCATTGATAAGCTATCCGCTGATGCCTCAGTTAATATGCTGCAACACTCGATACAGTTTGATAACCAGCAGGCCAATGCGAACCTAAAGCAAGACGTTACCGACTACCTGGAAGCAAGACGCAACGCATCAATTGCAGGAGACACCGCAACAGTAACCGCAATTGACCAACAAATTA